AGCCGAAGATAATTCCACTGACTAATACTAAAGTCGAGAAAGTTTTACCTGAAGATTACTTGCTGGTGGCTTGTTCTTATCTACCTATGGAGCTGAAAACTAACTCTGACCTTTGGAGCGAGTACCAGCAAACCCAGAAAATAATTGAAGAATGTAACGCTAGATTTGAAGCGTTGAGACTTTGGAAAGAAAAGAGTTTATGACAACGCTAAATAATTGCCCTCGTTCGGAATGCCAAAGCGACAATATTAAAGTAACCGAGTACGAAAACGGCTTTGAGGCCGCTTGCCATACTTGTTTGTATTCTCTGCCGCCAAAGCCTAGCGAGTCCCAAGCAATTATCGATTGGAACGCTCAAACCGATGGGATATGAAAGCAGTAACACAGGCAACGACTTTTTAGCCAATAATGGGACTGTTCCTGGTATTGTCAAAACTTCTGGCGGCACCAATATTGTCTCGCTGATTGGTTATGGCCGCGGCTCGGTTTCAACGCCTAGCGCACCTATTACAAGCGCGACTCTTGGCGGGGAAAATCTCACGGTTAACTCCAATCGAGAAAATAGCGTCGGTACGCAAGATTATTACTTAAACGATCTATATTTAACCGACGGGCAGATTCCAAGCACACCGAGCACGCTTTCTTTAGCTGTTGCTCAAGCTCTCAGCATTACATTTTTAGGAATCTATTTACACTTAAGCGGCGTCGACCAAGCTGCGCCAGTCTACACTGTTGAAGCTTCGCACGAAGCCGCAATAATCGATGATGCACCAACAATTGATTATTCTGCTAGTGCTGTCTCTGGCGATTTAGTGGTGTGCTATTTTACGGCCAACGCTACACCTGGCGGCATAACTGCGCCGAGTGGATTTACTGAACTAGTTTTTGCAACCGCAGGCCAAGATGCTGGCGATAATCTATTAGACGAACGCCGTATCTGGTATCGAGAATTAGACGGAACCGAAACAAGCAATACAATTGCTTTCCCGACTGGCGCAGGCACTAAGCGCGGTTGGTGGTTTAGTCGAACTTACAAAGCCGCAGCGGGCGGAATTGTCGAAGTAATTTCTAGCCGCTCAATTAGCTGGGATGTTCGAGAGCAAGTATTGAAAGACCACCTTTTAGCGTGGGACATTCTTCAATCTGTATCGAGTGATTCCCAGATAAGCTGGTCAGTTACCGAATCGGTTATCAATGACCTGTCGCTCGCATGGAACACTTTGGAACAAGTAACGTCAGATAGATCTTTGAGCTGGGATTTACTAACTCAAATATTTTCCGATAAGTCAGTTGCTTGGTCGCTACTTAGCGAAGTAGTTAAAGATTCTTCTTTTAGCTGGGATATTCTAACCAACGTTCAAAAAGACGCTTCATTAAGTTGGAGTATTTTACAGGCAGTAATTCAGGACTTAACTGTTAATTGGAATTTGCTAGAGCAAGTTCAGTCAGACCAATCGGTACGATATGACATTCTAAACATAGTTCAGTCTGACAAAGCTCTCGCTTGGGATGTTTTGCAATCAGTTGTTTCTGACCGGTCGCTCTCTTGGGATATTGTCAGCGCGTTAATCGCGGTTAACAAAGACCTTGCGATTCAGTGGAGTATCGAACAACAGGTTATCAAAAGCCTGAATCTTAGTTATGACGTGCTAACCGCCGTTAACAAAGATAAGTCTATCCTCTGGAACATCGTTAACGAGGTCAGCAAGGATTTATCCCTCACTTGGGACATTCTCTCAACAGTTAATGTTGAGTCTGATTTGTCTCTTTCCTGGTCGGTTATCGGCAGAACGGAAAAAGAGCTCACGATTCAATACTCAATTGGCGAGATTGTAATCACAACACCGGACAATCGAATATTGTCTGTTCCCTCTCAAACACGATTAATTGATGTCGATTTCGACTCAAGAGTTATTCAAGTTAAACCTAATAGTCGGGTGGTATAAATGGCAATTCTAGCAACAGAGATTAACTATCGCTTATCTGGCGGTGCTGCGAACAATGACGGAAACGCATCGATTGGTGGTGCGATTAGCTCGAACGATACAAACGAATCATTAAACGGTTTGTTCGACCAAGTATCTGGTGATGAATCCGCAGCGGGTGACGTTGAATATCGTTGTGTCTACATCCAAAACAACAACGGTACTTTAACAGCTCAAAATCCAAAGGTTTGGATCGAAACTCAAACTACCAGCAACGACACAGATATTGCGATCGGCCTTGGTGATGCTGCAGTCGGTGCAACTGAGGCAGCAATCGCAGACGAAGAGACTGCACCAGCGAACGTCACATTCTCTCAGCCCGCAGATAAAGCAGGCGGATTAGACATCCCTGACTTAGCACCTGGCGAATACATCGCTGTGTGGATTAGAAGAACTATCAACGCGGCAGCAGCAGCAATTAACAATGATGCGTCAGTCCTTCGATTTGCTTGTGACAGTGCCGAATAATGTTTATCAAACCGCCTGACTCAGAGAACCGTGATTATCAGTTTGATTGGACTGATGAACTCGGCGGGCTTCCGATTGATTCCAGTTCATTTACGGTTTCGCCGGTTGGCTTAACGATTACCGATGGTGGTATCGCTGGTTCGTTCACCAAAGTTCTTACGACTGACGGTACATTAGGAACTAAATACACTATCACCAATGAGATCACTTTTACCCGAGATAGCGTGACAGTTACAGAAGTAAAGGAACTCAAGATATTTATTGAGCCTCTATAGTGCCTGTTAGACCTTTAAACAATTGTAAATTTCCTGGTTGTGCCAAGGGCGCGACAGGCGAGTACTGCGATGAACATAAAACTAAAACTGAATCAGCAGTAAGAAAGCGAACTCGCCGCAACCCTCACAATCATTTATACGGGCGCAAGTGGAAGAAGCGCTCAAAGCAATACTTAAAAAAAAATCCTTTATGCGTTCATTGTCTCGAACGAGGTGAGACTGTCGCTGCTGAAATGGTAGACCACATCGAACCACACAAAGGAGACTTGCTTCTGTTTTGGCTGGTAAGCAACTGGCAAGGACTTTGCCTTTCGTGCCACTCCACCAAGACAGTGTTATTTGATGGCGGATTTGGACGTCCTAGACGGGTAGGGGCGGGTAAAAAATGAATTTTATAACATAGCGGACACCACCGCCCCAACACCGTGTGTGCAACCGCAAAATTCAGGTAGGGGGGTTAAATTCTACATGGCACAAGAAAAGCTAATTCTTAAAGTTAAAGTTCAGCTTTGGCTAAAAATCTATATCAGAACATTATGTTTCTTTTGCGTTTTATTCGATTGTGAACCTGACGCCGAAAAACTGAAAAAGATGATTAGAAAGGGAACAAAATTCACGGTAGCAAAATGAGCAACGCAGGCAGAAAACCATTACCAGATAACCTCCATGTTATTAATGGGAATCCTGGTAAAAGGGGAAAAGGAAAGGATCAACAAAAGATCGAGATCGAAGTACCGCCTTGCCCTGCGTGGTTGCCTAAAGAAGCAAAAACCGAATGGCGTTACATAGTCAAGGAGCTGAAGCGATACGGTTTAATTACTCGGCTAGACAAAAACGTTTTAGCGACCCACTGTGACGCTGTCGCAACTTACAAGCTAGCAACCTTAAAGCTCAACGAGAAAACTGACGGCAAAGGTTTCACCTCATGTACACCAAACGGAATGGCGATTCAGTCAGTATGGCTTCAGATTAAAAACAAAGCATTCGAACAAATAAAATCAACCGCGCCCGAGTTTGGACTGACACCAAGCGCCAGAGCTCGCGTAAAAGTTGAAAATCCGAATCAAAAAGACTTCTTTAGTGAATGGTAGCCTTACCAGCGCAAGCGATCGAGGATTTACGCAAAGCCGACCAATTTGTCGAAGATGTAATGACCAAAAAACTCACGGTTTGTAAGTGGGTTTTTCTGGCAGTAAAGCGACACGTTGACGACCTCGAAACAGCACATGAAAGAGGCTTGATTTTTGACGAATTGAAGGCAGCTCGCGCGCTTGGAATATTCTCTTTTTGCCGTCATTCTAAAGGTGAATGGCAAGGAAAGCCGGTAATCCTTGAACCTTGGCAGTGTTTTATTATCGCGTGTGTGTTTGGTTGGGTTTGGGAAGATACTGGATTTCGCCGATTCGATACAGTCTATGAAGAGATAGCGCGAAAGAACGGTAAAACGACAAAGCTTGGCGGAATTGGTATCTATGGATTGACCAAAGATAACGAGCCTGGCGCTGAAATTTATAGCGCTGCTACCAAACGAGATCAAGCGAAGTTAATGTTTAACGAAGCTAAGGCGATGGTAAACCAAAGCCCAGCTTTGAAGAAAAGTGTTCAGGTTCTAACTAATAATTTAAACGTTCCGAGAACATTAAGTAAATTTGAACCATTAAGTTCCGACTCTAGCACTCAAGACGGTCTAAACGCACATTTTTCTTTGATCGATGAGTACCACGCTCACAAAACATCTGAAATTTTGGACGTCCTTAAGTCATCCTCGGGCGCTCGAAGACAGCCTTTAAACTGGGTTATTACTACCGCGGGCTTTGACAAAACAGTCCCCTGCTATCAAATGCGGGAGCGATGCGTAAAAATTCTTGAAGGAACTTTTGAATCTGATTCGTTTTTCGGAATTATCTTCACAATAGATGAAGATGACGACTGGAAAGATCCAAGTTGTTGGATTAAAGCGAATCCAAATCTTGATGTTTCGGTATATCCCGAATACTTAAAAAAGAGAGCTATCGAAGCAGAGCAAATGCCATCCTCGCTTAACAACTTTTTAACCAAGCATTTAAACATCTGGGTAAACGCTGAAACCCTATGGATGAATATGGAAGCGTGGGAAAAATGCGAGTTCGTCGAACAGCTTCCCGACCCTGACGAAGTCGAAGAATGTTTCGGGGGATTGGATCTCGCGAGCAATTCAGATATTGCTTCATTCGCGCTAGTTTTTCACATGAAGGACGGCTCAATTCGGATCTGGGTAAATAACTACTTACCTGAAGATACAGTAAAGCTAAGAGTCCAAAAAAATTCAGTACCTTATGATGTTTGGTCAAAGCAAGGCTACTTAACTCTTACGCCTGGCAACGTCACTGATTACGATTTCATTGAAGCAGATATAAAAAACTATCTAGAAAGATACAACGTGAAAGAAATTGCTTTCGACCGCTGGAACTCTTCGCAACTAGTAAACAATTTGACAGCAGATGGCGCACCGATGATTGGATTCGGTCAGGGCTTTGTGTCAATGAATCCGGCAATGAAAGAACTAGAGCGATTAGTTCTCTCTAACGAAATAGTTCGACCGAAGAATCCAGTTCTCGACTGGGCTATGTCTAACTTGGTAGCAATTACCGACCCCGCTGGCAACATCAAGCCAGCAAAAAACAAATCGAAAGAAAAAATCGACCCAGCCGTCGCGCTTATTATGGCGATTGGTCGCTCTATGTTGGTCGAGAGAGAAGAAGATATCGACGACTTTATAAACGACCCAGTGATGATATGAATCTATTTAAGTTTTTCAATTGGTTTAGCGGAAACGCTAATCGACAAGCAAGCGGCGATCAAGTTACCGGTCCGAGTACAACGGCTCACGAAGATACGACGCGAGTCTCGATCGATAGCGCCCTACAAATATCGACAGTTTGGGCGTGTATTGACCTACTCGTCGAATCTTTATCCAGCCTTCCGGTGATCGTGTATCAGGAAACAAAAGGGGGTAGGGAAAAAGCAAAAGACGAGCTTATTTACGACATATTTCATCGCTCTCCAAACAGAATCCAAACCTCTCAGGAATTCTGGGAAACAATGTTTTTAAACTTCTTCTTTCGCGGTAATGCTTACGCCAGAATTCAAAAGAATAAACTCGGCGAACCTGTCGCTCTTTGGCCTCTCTCCGCTGATCAAGTACGTGTAAAAGTCGTCGAAAGTCGAGTGTTTTATTTCTATCACTTCGATAACAAAGAATATATTTATGACGAATCCGACATTTTGCACATCAAAGGCAAAGGCAACGGAATTGTCGGTTTGTCATTGCTTGAGCATATGGGCGCGAGTTGTAATGTCGCGATTAAGGCTCAGAATCACACGAACGCTACTTATCGCAAAGACGCCAGACGACCTGGTGTTCTTATGTCAGAGAAAGTTTTAACCAAAGAACAAAGAGAAGCACTTAAGCAAAATCTTTCAGGGTTAGTAACAGGCGGAAAGCAAGAACTCCATATTCTTGAAGCTGACTTCAAGTTTGAAGCGTTAGGAATGTCCCCTTCTGACATTCAATTATTAGAGACTAGAAAATTCTCAGTTCAAGATCTTGCGCGCTGGTTTGGCGTTCCGTCTGTCTTGGTAAACGACACTGGCGAAACGACCTCATTAGGTTCAAGTATTACTCAGATTTTAGATGGATTCTACCGATTAAAACTTCGCCCGCAACTAACCAGAGTTGAGCAGGCAATCCATAAACGCGTATTTACGCCAAAAATGAGAGCAAGACGCCTCTCGGTCGAGTTCAATTTAGACGCCCTTTTACGAGCAAACATCAAAGACCGAATGGAAGTTTACTCAAAAGGCACACAGAACGGAGTTTACACTCGAAACGAATGTCGCCAGAAAGAAAATCTACCACCGGTAAAAGGCGGCGACAAACTCACAGTTCAATCGAACATGATGTCAATCGAAAACATCGACAAAGTCGTTCCTGGTAGCGGTAAAGCTTCGAAAGAACAAGACCAACCAATCGAGCAATAGGTGAAATATGAAAAACTGGTTTTCCATTAAAAATCGCGCAAACGATGAAGTTATAGACGTCACAATTCACGATGAAATTGGACTATGGGGAGTTACTGCAAAAGACTTCATCGAACAACTACATCAAAACAAAAATGTTAAGTCAATAAACCTTTCAATCCATAGTCCTGGCGGCTCTGTTTTCGATGGGTTAGCCATTCATAACGCCCTAAAACATCACCCTGCGACGGTTCACGGTAAAGTCGAAGGCATCGCAGCAAGTGCGGCCTCCTTTATCTTAATGGCGGCAGACGTGGCGACAATGCCTGAAAACTCTTTCTTAATGATTCATAACGCTCATGGCGGCGCATATGGCGAAGTTGAAGACCTTAGACACATCGCTGACGTTATGGAAAAACTACAAAACTCAATTAAGAACATTTATGTAAACCGAACGGGAATTTCAGAAGACGAAATAACGGAAATGATGAACGTTGAAACGTGGATGAGTGCAGCCGAGGCGATGGAAAAAGGCTTCATTGATAGCGTGACCGACGAAATTCAAGTAGCAGCAAAAACAAACACTTTTAACCGGCATTTTAAAAACATGCCAATTGCAAACTCTCCCGATGTTAACAACATAGAATCAATCCCAGATTTTGAGAAGTTCCTGAGAGATTCAACGAACTTATCTAAAAAAGCGGCGACCGCTTTGACTAGCCGCGCGAAGTCGATTTTTCAGTGTGACACTGTCGAAATTGACGAAACCGAACTCAGCAAATTTTCTGAAGCGTTGGATAACCTTTCGAACAAGCTGAAATAAACAATCAATTTCTTTTAACTTAACAAAGGTATTTATACTATGTCACTTGAAGTACTTATGAAAAAAGTGGAGACGATCGAGTCGTCACTTACTGCTCACCAAGAAAAAGCAGATAAAGAAATCGCCAACGCTGGCAAGATTTCTGTTGAAACTAAAAATGCTCTAGACAAATTTGGAGAGCAACAACGAGAAATCGCTGATCGCTTGCTTAACATTGAACAAAATGGCGGCACAGGTGATGAGGGCAACTCTTACAAAAGCGTTGG